GTGGAACTCCGGGAGTTCGCGGACGTAGTGCTTGCCTTCGTTGATGGTTCGGGTTTTGCCGACGCCGGGATGGGCGACGAGGAAGGTATAGAGGTTCGGATAAAGCGGCCGGGAAGTCATCAGCCAAACCTTCTGCTCAAGCGCAGACGCGATGGTGTTGATCGCTGTCCACTTACGGAAGATCGGCGGTGAGTGGAGGTTAGCGGTTTGGTTTACGAAGGATTCGATCCATGATTCTAGCTTTCTCTTACCATCTATATTATCCGAAGTGTTCTTTGGCCGCTTGCTCATATGCCCCGCCCAGTCCTTCTAGATACGAGTCTGTCGAGAAGACTTGCTTCCTTGATCCGTTTCCTATCGTCATGGCCTTTGTATTCGCGAAGTCCGTTTGGATTTTTGGTTGGGTGATATTTTCCTTTATTGAATCCAACAGCAACATCGGAAGGGATACTCATAACTCGACCACCTTTAAGCTCAACTGGCACGACCATACCAGCCTGTAACCGAGGTATGATTTTATCTTCATCTTTCTCGGGATACATAAAAACAATCGCATCATGTTCTTGAGCTACGATTGTCACAAAGTTTTCCCGCCAGATATTAATCATTGCTTGATTGACGATATCTGCAAGTGATGATTGTTGATCATACGCAATCGCTTCACGCAAAGTTGATGCATCTGATCTACGACCGAAGAACCAACGCTTACGACCCATCAACGACACCATGAAACCTTTCTTACGTAGGGTTTCTTCAACGTGTGTGTGCCACTGTTTATGGGCAGGAAAGGCTTTGAAATATTTAGGCTGGAAATCCTTTACTAATTGTAGAGGAACTTTAGCCTGCTCAGATAGTGTGGGTGGCATACCATTGTAGTTTGAACCGTGACCGATCTTCTTGCACATAAATCGGCGATCATAATGTCGATAGAATGGCAGCTCGGCAAGTTCTTTGTCTTTCTTGATATCACCAGTCCATTCAACATCATTCCAAACAAGCCTAGCGACGGTTGTATGGATATCACCAGACTCACAAGCGTCTAGATATTTACCATCACGGAAAAGATTCCACTCAATTCCGCCTACACAGAAGGATTCTCCTGACTTAGTATCGAGCTTAGCGAATTTATATCCTGTATCAGCAATGAAGATGCTACGGAGAGACTCTTCAACATTCTGGAGATTTCCTCCAGTTCCGAATTCTGATATTGAAGAGGAAAATCTTCCGGTGGAGGTACCAGCAATGTTATACGAAGTGCGGATTCTTCCATCATCGTCAATTGCTGTCTTAAGAACGCTAATCTTATCACCAAGCTCCGTGAGCAAATTAATGTGTTTGACAAGTTGCTCGGCAATGGGGTAGATTTCAAGCTTCTCTCGTGCTCCGCGATCGACAGTGGGCCGTCCACCTTTACGTATGGGGCTGATGCCGAGTTCGTCGTAGAAGAGAGCGGCGAGATCGCGGGTGGAACGGTAATTGAAGTTGGACATTCCGACGCCGTCGTGGACGATCCGGAGAAGGTTCGCTTCAAGGCGTTCCATAATTTCGTAGTACTCATCGATGACCTCCGCTTTGCGGACTTGATCTACGAGAACTCCACGGGCTCGCATTTCAAGTGTTGGGGCTTGTAGGGATTTGGAAAAGGCGTAGGTGCTGGCGGTGATGGGGTCGAGTTGCGGATACAACCCGTTAAAAACATCCAAAGTACAACATACATCAAGCCCGTTATAAACTTGATCCTTTTCAAAATCTGAGAGTTTATCTGGGTCCATCTCATGCGTTTTAATTATCTTCATAACCTAGCTCTCTCATACGTTTATGTAGCAGTGCATGATTCTCATGGATGAAGCCATTCAATTTTAAGCTCTGGCATTTCTATAACACGTCCAACTAAATCTTGATGATCACGCATATAGGCTTCTGGCTCACAAGATGCACCAACAATCTCGCCCATAGGGTTGATATTAATGCAGACTACATTCTTCCATGGAGTATCCCCATGACGTTGCATCACATTAAGAACAACGCGAAAATTCTTGTGATATTGATTGGCATAAACATTACCAATCTCGCAAGACCCACCGCGCTGAATTAAATTGGTTTTATCTACTTTGACTTTCATCACGCTCCCCGCTTAATCGTTTCGTCTTTCTTCCTCATATGCTTCCATGCGCCTTCGTCGGAGTAGATACTGCCGAGATAGCCAAGACCTTTAAGGCCTTCGGGCTGTAGGGCGTGGGATAGAAGCATTGTGTCTTCGGCTGCGCCTAGGGTTAGGATGCCGTAGGATCGCATGAGGAAGGAGATATCATAGACTCCGTTTTGAAAGAGCTTCGGGATGCTTCCATCGCGGAGAATAGATCGAACAAGCTTCCAGCATTTAGCTTCGTCCTCTCTAGTCGGCCAATAATTTCCATCCTTTTTTCGTGTGTCATCAAAAGGAATGACGATCGCAATTTCGGAAGAGGTAGCAAAACCAATACAAGTAATTCTCTGTCCGCTTGTTTCAATGTCGACAGAAAGTAATCGGCATCCAGCGACGTATTGGGATATGAATAGTTTGATATCTTCGAGGGTTGGTTCAATCCAGATTTCACGTGGCGGTCTCCTGAGTTCGGGATAGGCGGATTCCCGTTTGGCTTTCATCAAGTCAGCGATTACGGTTGGTCGGTTGTCCCATTGGCGGATGATTGCGGATGGATGGTAGGTTGGAATAAGCTTGAAATCAGCAGCAGTATGACTAGAATTAAGGGTAGTTCCTCTGAGTTTAGCCACTCCTGTACGACCGCTGAGAGCCCAAAGAGCGCAGTTCCCAAAGCAAATAACCAGATTAGGATCATTTGCCATAATCTCGTGCGAAAGACGATCAAGCTCATGCTCAAACTCCTGCCGAACATAGTTGCCGGTCCAGTATGGTGAGCCCTTGGGTCGGCCGTTCATTAGCTGGCCAAACCCGGGGATGGCGGAGGCTTTGGGTCCGCAGAACCATGATAGGTCATTGCGGGGCGGGTGTTGTTGGAAAACGTTGGAGCGGATGATTTCGGGATGGAGTTGCCAGATGGCTTCGAGGCAGGTGAAGTCGTTGGCGGCGTAGTATTTGTTAAGGTAGATTCGGTCGTCCGGAGTAAACTTAATCACCCCCGATTCGTTGAGCATACGAAGAAGCTCGGCACCGGCTGGGGATACGAAGCAAGTGTCGAGCTTGACGTCGGAGTCGGTGCGGAATTCGCCGAGGATGAAGATGGGTTTCACTTGCTGCATTTGTCTGCGGCCAGCTTAGCATAGCCTGCAATGTCATCCCAATGATCGCGGAAGTCTGGATCGCCAGCAAGGATTCGGCCGACTTTATGCATAATCATATCAAGAGATTCGCGCTGACATTCAGTAAGCTTGGCCCAGCAGGCATAACCATTTTGTTGTTGGAAATGTAGCACAGCTTTAAGTTGTTGTGTAATTCCAGCATGAAGTTCATACGGGCCATGGGTCTGACCGCGAGTAGCAAGAAGTTCTGAGGTTTCCATTTGACTCTCCGATGTTGGGGTGGGAATCTCTCCCCACCCCAGTTGACTTATCCGATGCTTATGGCTTCAATCGCGCCAAGTCGCAGCCTTTACCGCCCACATTTGGGCACCTTGAGCTTCGGTGATGGCGACAGAAGCAAGGCGAGCCTGCTCTGAACGATCACCACGCATGGCATCAAGTTCATCGATGATAGCAGCATACATAGCCTTAAGGCGCTGTACACGTTCATCATTCGATGGATTGAAGGTCAGACCGACGGCCTTTTCTCCAAAAGTAAGTTCACGAGTTACCATGTTAATCTGCCTTCAATGTACGAGCAATTTCCGCATACACAGTCTGGCCATCATCGCTCGGATTATGCTTTACCAAGGCACGAACTTCCGAATTAATAACTTCGTCGTTGCGGGTACGACGGCTTGCAGGCTCCGATAGATCAAGTCCACAATGTTCATGGAAATCATCAAGACGGAACTTGGCATCTTCGGTCAGATAAAACTTTAGCCGAAGAGTCTTATTATCCAGACCGCCAACAGCTTCCAGATCATCCTCGTCAACGTCTTCTTCTGCTGCGATTGGCTTTAGGGTGAACTGGACAAAATCAGTTCCTTTCTTGGGAGTCTTGTCATAAATCGGCGTACCTTGTACACGGCAAAGATACGTGCCTACAGGCAAGGGCTTCGGGCGTTCGACTTCTGAGGGAGCTTCGTCGAGGATGGATGCGAAGTTGGGCTTGTCGTTCATAGGTGGGTTTCCTTAGAAGGGAATGTCGTCGGTTGAGTTGGGTGCGGATGATTGGTATTCAGTCTTGTCTTTAGATCGTTTTATATCTTCGTGTCTCTCCTTTTCAAGTGCAATTTCCTTTCTTAAAAGGTCTTCTATATCGCAGCTGAACGCATATGAGTTCGGTATACGAGACAGACCTTCTAAAGCAATGGCTAGATTTTTGATATTTATCGTTGACATGGCTTTACTTCCTGACCAACGTGACAGATTTGGGTTTCTCCGTCGTCGGCGTGCCACGTAGCGCCGAGAAGAAGGTTGCGAGTCCGGTTTCGATAGGAAGTTCCTTGTCAAGGAAACCGGGTCGGGTGTTTGCGAGGTCGATCATGGAATCGGACTCGAGTTGGATGGTTCGCTTGCCGTTTTTGTTTTTGTAGCGAATGTAGTTGGGGAAGTACTGGGGAATCTTTGGGGAAAGCTTCTGGCCAACACCCTGTGGGAAGATTTTCTTGGTGCCATCGGGCAGGTCCATGTACTGGCCATGGGCGATGACGATTAGGTTGGTGGCGAAACCACGGCTGGTTAGCATAGCCAAGACTTTTTCAACATCGTCTTGAGCGTTGCCATAAACCGCTCGTCCATCATAATCTCCAGATTTTCCGCGAGGGATGATGGACTCATGGAAATCATAAGCTGCATCACAGAGACGGGACAGGGAGTCAACGATAAGGATACACTCTGGTCCCCAGTCCGCAGGTCGGCCAAGATCAGTGTCGTCGTATTTCCACGAATCGAGAAGTTTAATAGCATTGATCCATGCTTTTGGCTTTCCATCAATTTGACTCCCACTGGCCCCGGCTTTATAAGCGTCGCGGACTGTGACGAATTCGACATTCTCAAGGTTTTCAGGACACTCTTCCATAACCTTGAACTTGAGAATATCTAGCAGGTTGTCAAAGTCGAGAATGCGGAGTTTATATCCGGCTTTGACTAGGGACACAAGCGATCCGGTTTTGCCAGACTTGGCGTCACCGATCAACAAAACCTTCGTAAACTGGTTGCTTTGATGATTCGCTAGGCTGGGCATTAGCTTTTGGCTCCCTCAAGCTTGGTGGCAAGTTCATTCAGATGTGCCTTAAGTGTTATAGGCTCGTATTTATTTACCTTCCAAGCCTCTACCATAATCTCCCCAGATTTAGCTGCAAGTCTACGAAGATCATCAGCAACAGAATTAAGTGCTGAATCTTTTTCAGCTATCCGCTTGAGTACTTCCGTCAGATGCTTGTTTACGCTCTTCAATGTTTCCACTGATTCTTGTGCTTTGGTCTGCGTTGCCTTTAGCTTTCTCCATTTCGGCTACGAACTCTGTGT